AGCCGCTCCGGATTGGTGCGATAGGCCCCACTGTGGTGCATGGCTGAGCAATAGTCGAGCGCCAGGTCGCGCGTCCCGGTGCCTGTAAAGCAAATGGTGACGCCACGGTGAACAGTGGCCGAGGCAAGATTGAAGAACGGAATCTCCCATGCTTCATTCGTTCCCCGCCCCTCTACGACAATGCCGGACGGAATGGACAATCGCTTGCTGGAGAGGTAGAAGCCAGAAGGAACGACAACATGCGCCCCGACCAGCGCAGCCATCGTAAAGGACGCGATAAAGGCATCCGCGCTGTCCGTCGAGAACGAGATCGTTCCGTCGCCAGACACGGCACCAAACCATTCCGGGTTGATCCCCGACACATGCCAGCCCGCATCACGGACTGCAACGCCGCCATCGGTCAGGGGAATATACATGCCCTCTTCGGTGTCAGCCGCGATCAGCGTCGTGTAGTCCGTATCGTCAGCATAGATGGAAAACCACCCAGATCGGCCAGCCTCGTCAAGAAACGCGACAGTTTCCTTCGACGAATCCAACGCCTTTAGCGCCGTCCGTGACGTTACGCACACCCCCACATTGAGCAAGTCGCGGACATCGGCAAACGTCTTCGTCTCGCGCGCATCACCTGCCGCGTTGTCAACGAGCATGGTGTTGGCGGAAATGGCCGGGGCGATAGCGTCACCAACCTGCACGGCGCTGTCCGCCAGCGCCCCCTGTGCCGCCGTGGCAAAGGCGCCGGCATCTTCTACCGCCGCGCTGCCGAGCCCCAGGTTCTCCCGAGCGGTCCCCGCCGAGGACGCCCCGGTGCCACCGTTCTCAATCGCAAGGTCAGCGCCCTGCCAGTCGGTGTTGTTGATGGTGTCCTGCGTCGACAGCGTGCCGAGCCCGAGGTTTTCGCGGCCGAGGATCTTTTCGCCGCTGGTGAACTCTTGCGTCTCGTCGACGCGAACGGACTTCGACAGAACCGCGGGGAGTTCGGTGCGCAGCAGAAAACCGAGATTATAAATCCCCTCCTTGGTCGGGGGCCCCGCAGTGCCGGGGGCGCGGATAAAATCGCTGAATTTAGTCATTGGTCAAAAGGCCCCCGTCGTCGGTTGTCAGGTAAAAGCCGTCATCATCGGTCAAAAGCGACGGCTGGAATGGGTCGATATCGTCATAAGTCACGGTCCCGGCCGCCGCCAGCGCGGCAATCTCGGCGGGCTCAAGGTAGACCAGGGTCTGCGTGACCCCGAACATCAGGTAGTCGGGCAACGCCTCGCCGTCCGTGACGAAGATAAAGTTTCCCGTCTCCTGCCTCTTGTAGGGGATCAGCGGTTGCCCCGCCAGTGCCCGCACACCCTGCGCAAGCGCCACGCCTTCCCGCGACACGTCGCACACGGTCACACCGGACGCCGTGGCGATCCGCAGCGCCCACCGGACGCCGGATAGCGTGACGGTAAACGATTGGTTGGGGATCGCGGCGAGCGGAACGACACGCATCAGGAAACCCGCTGATAAATCGTATTTTCCTGAGTGCCGCCACGTGCCCGCCATACGCCCGTCAAAGCCGGCCCTTCCGCCGTCACGCGGTAGTACCCGGGGTTGGCATTGTCGATATAGATGGTTTTGACCGAGTTGCGGGCGGCGAGCGCCGCGGCCCCGCCGACGTTGACGATATGGCCAATGGGAAAATCCACCTCGTCGCGGGTCGAACCGGTGTAGAGCGTGGACCGCAGGCCAGCCGGGGTGATCGCGCGCGTTGCGTCGGTGCCGGTCGCTACTTCCGCATTGGTCGCGAGCTCGACGATGCCGGTGCGATCGGCCGTGGCGGTGCGCCCGTTCAGCGTGGCCGGCGTCACGATCTTGCCGGTATCCGTGCCGGCGATGACCTCGGCCTGTGTTGCGAGAAACGCCAGGCCGCGCGCCACGGTGCTGGCGACACGATACAGCAGCGACGCCGGGGTGATGGCCTTGCCGCTTTCCGTGCCCGCCTCGACCTCGGAAGGCGTCGCCAGCGCGATCAAGCCGGTTCGGCTTTCCGTCGCGGTGCGGGTGACGAGTGTTGCGGGCGTGATGGTCTTTGCGGCTTCCGTGCCGGCCAAGACCTCGGCGCTCGTTGCAAACGGCGCGATGCCGGGTCGGGTAGTCGTCGGCGTCAGGGCCCGCAGGTTAAGCGGCGTGACGATCTTGTTATTGACCGTGCCCGCCTGCACCTCGGCATCCGTCGCAACGTTGGCCTCGAAATTGAACGGTTCGGACAGGGCCCAATTGCCGTCAGCACCCGGCACCGACGTATTGTTGGTGGTGGTCGATTGCCACACGCGCGGACCGTCGCCTGCATCATACCGGACGCGGGCCGCGTAGTCGTAGGAAACCGGAATGCCCGCGTTCTGCGACGGATCGGCCCAATCGGGCGTCCCGTTCATTTGGTACTGGCGAATGTTGTCCGTCAGGTCGTAGTAAAGCCCGTTCGTTTCTTCGCGCGGGACGGGCTTCCAACCCGGATCTCCCGGCGCGATCTCGTAATCAGGGCCGAACCCCTGGGAGTAGCTGACGGCACCGCCCGGGTCGGTGTTGAACGGCACAATTGCCCGGTCGCCGGTCGTGGCCCAAGGGAAGCGGAAAAAGCGCGACATGCGTTAGCTCCAGTCAAGCCCCGAACGGGGCGTTTTCAAAGTTCTGGTTATTGGGCCCGAAACCCCAAACCGGGTCGGTCAGATAGACGATATTTGTACCAACGCCGGCGGGCCGGGGCAATAGGTCAAACAGGTCGAGAACCTGCCGAACCTGCACCGGCAATTCGGTCTGGAAAACATAGGTCAGCGTCATGTCGTGGTTATCGACGACATAGCCTTGGCCGAACACGGTCTGCAGCGTGAAGTTGACGAACGGCACGCTGCCATCGCTGACGATCTGGAAATACCGCAGCCGCAGAATAAGGCGCTTTTGCTCGAGCGTGAGGCGTGAAACCCCATCCGACGTGCGGCCAAAATTCGCCTGTTCAAACGGCTCGTTGAGCGGCCCGAACCCCCAAACCGGGCGGTTCCCCGAACCCGGTTGGCCGATCGACAGCGGAAGGCCGAGAATGAGGCCCCACACGGCACAACCGAATTCGTTGGCCGTGGTCAGGTCGAAGACGTCGCGCCGCCAGTTGGTCCAGAAATCCCGCTGATTTTCTTCATACCAACGCGCTTTGGACGCCAGCAGCGATTGCAGCCCGGCGGCGTCGTTATATTGCCACAGGATCGCGCGCAACAGGTCAACAGAGAAATCAAACTGTTGGATGGTTCCGGCCATTAGCTCACCGTCACGGCGATGTTGCCCGCGAGCACCCGCGCCACCTGGTCAATGTTGACGTTGATCGTCGCCGTCGAATAGGTGACGCCGTCCAGCGAAAGCTCCAGGTTCGTGACGTAGATCGGCGCGGCAACGCGGTTCACGGCGCTGGCGATCTCAAACGCCGACACCTCGCCGCCGACGACAAAACCGTCCTCTTCCTGTTGGTCCCCCGCGGCATAGGACAAGATCGCGGCGCGGATCGTGCCGGGCACGTCGGCATAGGGCGAACCCGACTTGACCGTGACGCGCATATAAATCTGCACTTCCTCCGGCCGTTGGAATTTCACTTCATAGGTCTGTCCGCTCACGGGGTCCACTGTGTCCACGACGGTGGTCCCGTTCCATGCGGCGCCAAGCGATTTCTTGCGCAACAGCATCAACGCGATATCGGTATCCCGGCCGCCGTCGACGCACGCATAGACGCTATGGGCCACGAGGTCGACACCCTCGATTGTCACGGTGGCGCCGGTCGGGTTCTCCCGGAACAAAGCCGACTGCACGCCCGGCAGGTTGTTCAGCCCCGACGTGATCGCCTCGCCAAGCGCCACGCCTTGGATTGCCAGCGTCAGACGCCGGCGGCGGCGGGATGATGCGTCGCTTTCCCCCGCTTCGCCTTCCTCGGCGGCGTAGGGATTGCTAACGGTCTCCCATCCGAGGACGGGCGTAACGATCTGCGTCAACGTGCCGATGCCTGCCGGGAACGCGCCGAACGTTTCGGATTGGAAGTTGCCCGAGCCTTGGCCGGCAGCGTCGAGGATCACCGGGGACGTCAGGACAAAGCGTGTCCCCTCGCCGGCAACCGCGGCAACCGAACCCTCGGGGACGATCGCGCCAGGAATACCCGTCAGCACCACGCCGCGCACCACGGACGGCGTGGCCACGAACCGGGCGCCGCCTGTCAACGCCCAAATGGCGTCAAGGAAGACCCCGCCCGCGATGTTGGGATTGATTTGGTTGGCAAGCACGGCGTTGTTGCGGGCGACGCTGTCGCGAGCTTCCGTCTCGGCGGTGATCAGCACGCCTTGGGGGGTCTCGGCGCTAACGTCCAGGTCGCCGCCGAACGCCGCCCGGTACTCCGCTTGCACATTGTCGAGAATGGTCGACGTGTCGGGAACGATAACGCCGGTTTCGGTGATGAATTGATAATCAACCATTGATGGTTCCCGCGCCGTAGATGGTGGTAATGGTCGCCTGATATTGCATCTTGTCGCCGGCCTGTTCGGTCGTCAACTCTTCGATGCCTGTGACCCCCTCAATGGCGAGGATCCGCTCGCGAAAAGCCGCCTCGAAAGGCGCGGTCGTCGGCGCCCCGACCCACACGGTTTCAAAATAGGGCATTCCCCGCTGTTGCGCGAAGACCATTTCCCCGAGGATCGCTTGGGCGCAGTGCCGGGCGACGAGTAGCACGGCCTGCAGGTTGGTGGACAGCGTCAGGCCGCGGCCGGATACCGCGAAATCATTGTTGGCGTTGGTCGTGAATGTCCTCATGCTGGCGGCCCCGAGACACCGCCACCGGGCACGACGTCGGTGTGGATATGCGTGTCGCCGATGTTCTTGCCGTTGTGCGTCACGGTGCCGCCTGTTATGGCCAGGCCGCCGCCGCTCATGGTCATGGAGACCCCGCCGCACTCCCAATAGAGCGTTGATCCATCAAAGGCAAAGTACGCATCGCCATTGTTCGCGCCGATCACCACGCGGTCGTCCTGACCCGCCGGGGCGTTGCCGTTGCTCATGGCGTCCGGCATGAAAACCCCGTCCTGAAACGAATGCATCCGGGCGGTATTGGGCGTGCCCCTCTCAAGACCTTGCTGGAATGTCGAGATATCCCGGTCGGCGGCCATTAGCCATCCCTTGTCGCCGGGCTTGATCGGCATCGACACGTTGAACGCCGCGTTGCCGAATTGCATGACCCGGATGCTCGCCACGTCGGCGCGGTCAACCGCCTCGCCGTCGCTGCCAACCATTTGCACCATATGCCGGACGGTCGCGCGGTTCGTGGCTCGGTCGTATGCGACGACCTCGACCGGCAGCATGACGTCGGTGGACTGCATCGCCTTGTTGATGGCGGTTTTGATGACGCCCGGCAGAGACGCCTCGTCGGCAGGGCGGATGCTTGGGGTTTGATTAGCCATGGTTATTCGTTCCGCGTCGCTTCAATGTCCAGGTACCACGGGGTTTCGCGGCTCGCCAAGTCGAAATCAATCTTATAGATGGTATACGATCCGTTCAAGGCCGGGTTAAGCTCGCTGGTCAGGTCGATTTGGCCGCCTAGTTCGGTCTGCAGGTCAAACAAGATCTTGACCCGAACGCCCCGTTCCGTGGCCTCGGGCACGCCGATCATGCCGGTGGTGGCGTCGATGATCTTCACGCGGTTGGCGAGCGGCTTGTTTTGGTCTTTGACCACGAGGGCCTGGTCGTCAAGATATGCGTCGACACCCCCCGCCTCGGCGAGCGCGTTGACCTGCCGTAGACTGGCGCCGCTGAACGCGTAGTTCGCTATGAGCTTGTCCGTTGCCTCGAAAGTCAACGTCGCGTCCAGGTCAGCAGCGATGCGCTTGGCGATGGCCGAAAGTTTTTCCGTCGCCGCGCCGGATCGGGCGACGACCTCGCCTTTCTTGAACGCCCCGGTTTGTGCCTCAAGCTCCAGCTTGATATCTGGCGGTTGCGTCGGGCTTGATCGGGTGATGTTGCCAACGAACAGCCGGGCGGTCCCGGTCGATACCCGGCCGGCCTCCACAATGAGCGTTTTGGGCGTGCGGTTCTTGTTGAACGGGCTGGTTTCCGTGAGGATATAGTTTCGCACGTCGCGCGACAGGTTGGTGAGGGAGACGTTGCAAGTGTTCTGCGTGTCTGTCACGCCCTTGGACCCGCTGGCCGTGATCCCCAACGGGCTTTCGTACCAGTTGATTGCGCCCCCGACTTCAATTCCCACCCGCAAAATGCGCTGATCGATCGCCGTCATGTGCCGCTATACCATTGATAGAGCGTGGACCCGGCCGGGCTCGGGGTGGGCCCGGCGCCCGATTGCGAATAGGCAGCGCCAGCGCGGCCCGACGTGGACGCGCTCGCCGCCGAGGTCTGTTGGGTGCCGCGGTTCTGCGTCGACGCCTGCGCCGGGTTCTTGACCTGGTCGGATGCCAACCCCTGCTTGGGCGTCACGAACCGGGCTTCTCGCAGCCGCAGGCGAATGGAGATCGCGTTGAACTCGCTCGGCGTCTCGTCGTGCGGCAGGTCTGTGATGACCATGTTGGAATACGACCCGGTCCGCGTGCGGATCGTCAAAAGCGTGCCGGTGTTGTAGGTGTTGCGGATCGCGGCATAGGTGCTGCGGTAGGCCGCTTCGCCGACGCACAACAGCGGCAATTCGATCTCAACCGGCTTGAAGACGATATGGTCGGCGATGAGCGACCCCGTTTCCAGCGGGTGTTCCATGATATCGGCGTATTCGTAGACGCTCGCCGCCAGCGGGCGGGCCGCCGAGAACATCGGGGCGAACCCGGCCCCCGTGATGGCCACGACGTCGACGGCCTTGCTCGGGGTTAGCAGTGTGCGCGCCAGATTGACTGCACCGGAAAGAACGTCTGTCAGTGCCATTAGCGCGCCACCCCATCGTCAAACTGCGCTGCCGTGCCGCGCAACTGTTTTTGCAGTTCGCCCCGAACCGCGCCCGCCACCTCGGCGGCGTTCGTGGCCTGCGTGTTGACCGTGACCGACCCGACCGAGACGTTGGACGTGTTCACGGTGTTGACGGCGCCCGGCTGCGCGGTGTTGATCGCGGCCCCGGAAGCATTGGCGGTTGCGGTCTTGCCCGCCCCCATCATGGCGCCGATCGACGACCCTGCCGCGGCGAGGTTGTCGTTGGCGGCGGCCGGCGGCGCGGCGCTACCCGCACCGGAAATAGCGCCAGCGAGCCCACGGATGCCGTCAGCGAGCCCGCGGATGCCGGCGGCGATCAGCCCAACCGTGCTATCCCACACGGCCTTGACCGCTCGGAACGCCGCGGTAAACCCGTCTTCAATCGCGCTGGCCGCCTCGTCGACGGCGCCGGACACCTGGGCGGTGTCGCCAAAGATCGCGTTGAACAGATCGCGCGCGGCGTCCCGCGCATAGTTGAACCCGTCCTGCACCCGCTTGATGGGCGCTTCAAGATCCGACGCGATGCGCGCCCCAACCGCAGAAAACAGATCGCCGACGGCGGAAACGAGGTCTTTGATCCCCTCCCAAATCGGTTTGAACGTTGCCCAAAAGTCGCGGGTCTTGTTGCTGTAGGTTTCCGACGCACTCGTGAGCCAATCCCACGCTTGAGCGAGCCCCTTAAGGACCGACGTCGCGGCGCCCTTCAAGGCCCGGTACCGCTGGCCGATATTGTCGATAGCCGCGCCGACGATCCAATACCGTTCGGCCAGGGCGCCGATCAATGACGGCTGGCCGTTCAGGAAGGCCATCAAGTCTTCATAGGCCAAGGCAACCGCCACACCGATGGCTGTAATAGCGGCAGCGATGGCGACAAACGGGGCGATGGCGACGAGGGTTGCGGCTGCGGCGGCCACGATGGCCGGCAGGTATAGGGCCGTGATCACACCAGCCACGCCGATAAAGAACCCCTTGACCAGCGTCCCGTTGCGGACCACCCACCCCACAAACCGTGAGAACGCCTCAATGCCCGCGGTCAGGGCCGGAACCACCGCCTCGGTCAGGGCGTTGGCCAGCGTGTCCAGAACGTTTTGCATCCCGCCGATGGCGCTTTGGTACCGGCCGACAATCTCGATTTGCCGTTCTGTGACAACCCCCGCCTCCCGCTCGGCCCGCATCTTTTCTTGAATGGCCGCTTTGCCCTGCAGGAGAAACGCGATCGTGTCGGCGTCTTCGATGCCGAGCCGTCGCAGGCGCCCCAACGCCTCCGCTTGGCTGACACCCTCGAGGCTCTTGGCGAGCGACAGGAGGCCGTCCACGGCCCCCAATGCCTCGCCGTTGACGTCCTTGAAGATGATCCCCCATTTCTTGAAGTTCTTCGCGTTGATGCTGTCCGGCCGCGCCGCCGCGTCGTTCAGCTTGTCGTTGAACGTCGAAAGGTTGGCGGCAGCATCTTGAAGCGTGCCGCCCGACGCGCGAACAGCCCGGGTGAATGCCTCATAGTCGGCGGCGCTCGACCGGAGCTTGCCCGCCATGTCGCCAATGTCGTCGATTTCCTGGATCCGGTTAAACACCGCCGACGTGATCGTGCCGATCGACGCCAACGCCAGCAGCGGGGCCGCGAGGTTGCGCGCCATCGCCATGAACGACGACCCGACTTTGCCGGCGGCGAGGTCCAACTTGGACATTCCCGCCGCCGCCTTGTCGCTGGCTTTGTCGACCTTTTCAATGTCCTTGGCCGCTTCGTCTGCGTCGGTCTTGAACAGGATGAAAAAGGTTTCGAGGATGCTCATTTGCGCGCCGCTTCCTTATGGGCAAGCCATTGATTGAAATTGGACGTTACAACGACTTCCCACAAATCGAAAGCGTCCTCTAGGGAGTACCGCTCTTTGAGTTCGGCGAGGGTTGCCCGGCCGCTCGCGATAATTGCTCCAATAAAGGGGTCAACGTTCCGGTAATCCACTGTTCGGCCTTCTGGCTGAAACTCCCGAAGAAACCGGAGCTCAGCGCGCGAACGAAAAAACCGAAATTGTACTCCAGCATAGCCGCCTCCAGACGCATGAGCGTCATGGTATCGGGCACATGGTTGTCGATCAGTGCCCGCGTGGTCAGCGGGACCACGGCGCCCTCCTTGGTCACGGCCTGGACGTAGGCCATGAGCTTGAACATCACTTCCTCGGACGTCGGATAGTCGCCGAGCTTGGGGACATTCGCGAGCGGATATTTGGCCACGATCTCGCGGCCGGCAACCGCCGGCACCTTCGACAGGATATAGACCCGTTCAGACCCGTCGGCCTGCTGGACCGGATATTCCTTGGGTTCAATCATTTGGGCATGTCCCCGAAAGTAGTCATCGCGATTTCCAGGTCATGCGCGGGGTTGCGGTCCGCCGACAGAGTGGCATATCCCGCGATGTCGTGCCAATGGTCGTGGAAATGCGGGTTTCCCGAGACAATACGCCCGATTTTGTGGGCAATCATATCGAGGGTTTCGCGTTCGTGCGGGTCGAGACGACCATAGGCGCGACCGGACCGCATCACGTCTTTGATGCGTTGCGTGATATCGGCGTGGTCGTTGTAGTCACCGTGAGTAGACCCACGCTGTTTGAGCGTATCGCGTATGTCCGCCATATTGTGCCAACCTCTCATAGAAAAGCCGGGCGCGCACCATGCGGCCCGGCTCGTATCTAACCCCGACTTGACGTAACCGTCAAGAGCGCGCGAGATTTTCGAAGGCGAATTGATAAGGCTTGGTCTTGATGCGGCCCGACGATGCCAGCGCCTTGCCCGGGACGCCGTCCGTGATCGCCCCGTTGCTCCAGGTCTGCGTCGAGCCGTCGGGATAGATCGCAGTCAAGGTGATGACGTCGCGGGCGGGGCGTTTGCCCCGCGCGGCGCGGTTCGCCTCGAGCAGCACCGACAGGTTGCGGTCGTCGTCGGTGGCCGGGATCATGTTGAGCGTCAGCGGCAGCGGGTTGGCCTTGCTCCACGTGATCAGATCGCCGTTGACCCCCATGGCCTTGTCGGCGATCTGCTGTTGCGGAATGTCGAGGCTGTCCCCGTCATCTGCGAACTGCGTGAGGTCGATACCGGCCGGGAACGTGACCGAGGCCACGAGACGGACGCGGATACCAAATGCGGAAATATCAGTCATATGCGTGCGTCTCCGGTTAGATCAGAATGTGCGAGCCTTCGACCTTGCGAATAGCGTCGTCCTTGGCATAGACGAGCGTATAGACCGCCTTGAACTCGGTCCGTCCGTCCGTGGTGGTCGTCGGGATCATCTGCGCGTCGAGCCAATAACCCTTGTCCTGCACCTGGTACCAGGCGAGGTCATCGCCGGTAATGTCGGTGATATAGAGTTTCTGGACCGCCGTCAGGGCCTTGTCGACGCTGATAACGCCGTTGGTCAACGCGGGGTCGATTGCGCCCTCCTGCAGAACCGCCATGATCGCGCCGCGGCCCGAGGCATTGGCCGGAACGCGGCCGACCGACAGGAGCAGCGAAAGGATGACGGCGCGGGCCGTGTCCTTGAGCCACATTTCGTTGGCGTAGACATTCTGGTCAACCGGATCCTGTTGACCCCCGCCGAGCACGCCGCGTTGGTAGAACGCGATCAACTGGCCGGCGGTCTGCGTCACGCCATAGTAGTTGATGCGCAGGACGTCGAGCGCCGCCGACAGGGTGTTGGTTGCGACCTTGGCCGTGAGATCCGGGAACACCTGGAACATGTAGTTCTGAACGCTGTTGCGCCGGGTGTAGTCGGTGGCGGCCAGGATGGTCATCGGCACCATTTCGTCGAACTGCGTGGCCACGGGGGCATAGGTCAACGCCGTGCCCGCCTCGCCGATCAGCGCGGCGCCGAGCGCGTCGCGGTTGGTGTCGTCGCAGCGCACGCAATACATGAATTCGACGTTGCGGGCGCCGTTCCATGCGGCAACCTCGGCCACTTCCGACGTCGACAGTGTCGGCATGAACAGGAAGCTGCCGAAATTGGTCGAGGCGTCGGCGCTGGCATCGAGCGTGGCGGTCAGGCTGGTGATGCTGACACCTGGCGAGAACACCGCCGACGGGCCCCAACCGATGCGCAGCGCGACGTCGTTCGGATCGGTCGATACCTCAACACTGATCGGCGCGGCGGTCGATACCGATCCGACGAAGTTGAACGCGCTGGCGACCGCGTCGAACGTGACGGTTGCCGCCGAGAACTGCGCGCCCGTCTCGGCACGGATCGCGGTTTGCAGCACCGTGGCCACGTCGGCAAAGGACGTAGCGGCGGAAAAGTCCATGCCCGTGAGGCTGGCCGTTGCATCGCCGGCGGTCAGTTCAAGCGAACCGGCGGTGATCGTGGCGAGGTCGGCCAGCGTGACGGCCAGGCGGGCGCCGTAGATGCGCGGGGCCGCTGCGGTCTTGGCCCACCGGGCGAACTGCAGTTTCTTGGCCGCCGTGATGTTCTTGCTGATCCACGAGAAATAGAACAGGGCGCGCCGGTATTCTTCGGACGACGAGCCGAAATAGCTGGCGGCGTCGGCGGCGGTGGTCAGTTCCACGATGCTGTCAGACGGGACGCGCGGATTGTCCGTGAAGATGCGCCCGATCAGATCGCGCTGCCGCACCGTTCCCGAACCGCCGACACCCGAGACGATATCGACATATTTCGAAATGCTGATAGCCATTTTACACCCTTCCAGTGACCGGCTCGAAAGTGACTACCGGCGGCGTTGTGGTAGAAAGAACCTCGGGATAAACGAGCGTCAGGTCGAACAGCGGCCACGCTTCATATTGATCACTTTCGTTCACCCATTGGATAAGGCGAACATCGGCAATGCGAAGCGGGCGGACACGTTCGACGGCGAGCGCGGCAAGTCCCGCGTCGGACTGTAAAATATCCGACGCCGCTTTGCAAATGTCCATCGCGCTCGGGAGCGTGAGAAAATTGGCGTCCTGCGGGTTGCGCCGGGCCGTCGCGCCGATCTGCCAAGTCGACGTCCACCACTGCGTCATCGTGCCGGCCATGAGGTCGGGGTTGCCCGTGGGGGCGTAGGCCCGCCCAAGTGCGCCGTATCGGTAGGCGCCGACGGGCTGCATGGTCACGGTGGGGCCGGACGGTATGCCCTCGGTCTGCGGCTGGTAGACCTGCAAGACCTGGACGTCGGTAAAGCCCGCGCCCCGTGCGGGCAACCCCGTGAGCAACGTTGAACGAATGAGGGTGGCGAGGGCGTTAGACTGCATTAAGGACGCCTAGAAATGAGTACGGCCCGCATGATAGCGGGCCGAGGGTGTTGTAGCAAGTGAGGGCTCTAAGAGGCTGAAACAACTCTTCGGACATATTCAAATTCTTCTTCACGCGTCATCACGTTCTGCCCCTTAAAACGGCCTCCATTGCGCTCATAAAAACTTCCGGGTTTAGTCCACTCGGCATGAAACTTTTTAACAATTTCACTCGGTTCGGCCTTTTCGGTCATTTCGCCAACTCCTTCTGTTGTGATGGCCCATCCGTACCGCTATTTAACGACGCCGTCAAGTAGCATTCGTCACCTGCACCGCCATGACGCTTTCCCATCCGTCCTGATCATACCACGGGTTCTTGCTGATAACCGTGTAGGTCCGCCCGGCATAGGTCAACAGGTCGCCGCTCTTGTCCCGGTCGGGATCCCCGAAATCCGCCGACGCGTAGAACGTCGCATAATTCTTGGTGAAGTCGAGGCCGAGTTGCTGCAGGAGCGTGGCCGGCACCGGCTGAAAACTGCCGGCCACGTCCGCCGACGTGCCGTAGGTGTTGACTAGCACGCCGGCGGCATTGGCGGCGCGCCCCGTGAACCGGCGCCACGCGACGACCTGCACGCCGATCAACCCGGCCGCAACGTTCAAAAGGTTGGTTCCAAAAATGCTCACGTGCGCTCCACTTTCCCCGTCACACTCTGCACCATTTGCCCGGTATCGACCAGCGGCTTTGCGAACCCCTTGCGCTTGACCGTGACCGGCTTCAATGGCGGGGACGTGACGGCGGCGATCTTCTCGGCGACGTTGCCCGCCGCCTGGAGCGTGACGATCTCCAGCACCGTTTCCGGTGACGGGCCGCCGTTGAGAGACGCCCGCGCGCCGTCGGCCAGCGCCTCCAACCACTCGCCGCCATGGTCGGCAACGGCCGGACGCATAAACGGACGGGCGGGAATGCGCGGCGTGCCGAACTCGTGAATTGTGGCCACGTAAGCAACGGCGGTCCCGTCGGGATAGTGCGCAGTCTCAAACCACCCGGTCTTACCCTCGAGCCCGTCGAGCCCCTTGATCGCCGCCAGCACCTTGGCCATGCCTGGGCCCTCGCGACGGAAGGTCATTAGAAGAACCCCCCGACCTTGCGGAACGCCGCGCGCTCGGGCAGCCCGCCGAGGTACGGCCCGACGCTCGCCGCCGACTTGAGCAGCGCCCAAAGCTGCAGGCCGTAGGGGGTTGTCGCAAGCCAGTACTGCCAGCCGTTCTTGGCCGGCGGCGGTACGTTCGACACCGTGACCTTGTCGATCGTCGCGGACTGCAGCACGCCGAGCGTCGGGGTCTTGCCGTTCGCCTTTAGGATTTCGTTGATCTGTGTCAAATGCGCGGTCAGGAGGTTGAGGGCGGTCTGCAGCATGTCGCCCGAGGTCCAGGCGTTGTCAAAAGGCGTAATATACGCCTTGGCTTGACCGAACTGCGCGGCCAGATAGACGTCGGGGAAATTGGTCGCATTGGCGAACGCCGGATAGAGCAGGCGGAACGTTGTGACGTCAAAGGTGTGTTCGGCCATGGGGTCCGCTCCAAATGATACGGCCCGCATGATAGCGGGCCGTGGCGGTGGGGGTCAAGGGAGGTCGGATATACTTGGGGCTTTCACGTTCGGTTCGACCCCGGCAAGGCCGAGAACGACAAACCCCCGCTCCAGCCCGAATTTGCACCACGTATCGTGCAGGACATACGACACTACGGCCCTCAACTTCCGTCCCGAGTACATGCCCGGCGCCGACGGTAGTTGCGGGGGCTTGGTGTAATCGAAAGGCTCGGCGGGAGGCATCGCGTTCGGGTCGAACTCTTCCAAAATCAGGGTGTCTCCGGTCTGGAAATCGCGGTCGTTGTTGCGCAATTCGAAAGTCTTATCTCCGCGCTCGACCGCGTCGAAATACACCGGGAGGGTTTTAAGCGTGTGGGTTTTCATAGGGGCCAACTCCTTTTGTAAGTGCCGGCCCCCACCATACTCTATTTGACGGTGTCGTCAACCCCGCGTGTCGTCAAGCGCGCCGGCTGTTCTTCCGGGGCTTGGGGTCGTCATCATCGTCTACCGCCGAACCCACCGGCTTGGCCGACCCGGTAATGCCCTCGCTGTTCGGGATCGGCGGCTTTTCGGCAAAGTCAGCATCGATGAGCGGTGCGGACTGATCGCGGGTTTCCATGTCCGTGGCGACCTTCTCGGCATCGGTCGGCTTGTCGCGAACGGTGATGAAACCGTTTTTCTTGTGGAGCTTGAAAATCTCATTCTCCTGCAGCCAGGAAAAATCCTCGTCGCTGACTTCGGTCATGTAGCCGATCGACGTCAACATGTGCTTGGTCGGCAGGTTCGAACCGCCCTTGATGGTCACGGATCGTTCCATGGTCGGCAGATCCCCGCCGCCCTGAACAAACTTGGTGTAGGTGTTGGACGCGGTGAGCGTCGAGAAAACGTAAGGCATGACGGATGCTCCTGTGTGGTTAAATGCAAAACGCCCGGCAACTCTACAGCGCCGGGCGTTCGATTGCAATGACGGTACCGTCAGATACCCGAGCCTCGGTAGACGGCGTACGGGCGCTTGAGCATGACGCCGGCGGTGGCGTTGGTATAGTCCTCAACGTACGACTTGGCGCGCTGTTCCACGCCGAGCGAACGCATCTTTGCCGGAATGATCTGATCGAAGACCCGGCCGTCGTCGGACGAACCGTCACCCTCGACGCGCTCGGCGTAGAGGTAGAAGACATTCGCGCCGCCGTTCGCGCCGTCGAATTCCGGCACGACCACGATGCGCATTTTCGGGTACGTCTCGGCGATCCACTGACGAACCGAAATGCCAAAATCCGACGTAACCGAAAGATACTGCGACCGGCTAAGCGGGATGGCCAGGACCGTGGCGTCGCGCATCGGGTCGAGGGTGCCGCCGGCCTGGGACTGCAGGGCCGCCGCAGCGGTGCGGATATCGGCGTTGATCTGCAGGAAGGTCTTGACCGCCCACGAGGTACCGGCGCCGGGGTTGGCCACGGCGACGTAGGCCGGCAACTGCGGATCGTTCAGCAGGCCGAACGTGCGACCATCGCCGGAAATGTAGCCATAGAAACCGATGCGATTGCGCAGGATTTCGAGGGCAAGCGCCACGCTGGCGCGCTTCTCGGCGGCGGTGTTGATGTTCGGAATGCGCGAGGTGCGCGCTTCCTCCAGGCGACCGACCTGAAAGCCGAGTTCGAAACGAACGACGGTGCGCCGCTCATAGCTCGGGTTCCACGATGCGAGCGGAATGTTGTTCGCATCGCCGTAGGGCTGCGGGTTGCCGGTCGGCTCGAGGATCTGCTGAACGACTTCCTCGTCTTCCCACGACCCGCCGACGGTCATGCCGGTGAGCTCGTCGATCACACGGGCGCGGGTGATCGTGCGGACCAGGCCGGGAAGCCAGTTCTGGAGGAACTGCGCAGGCGTGGCGATCGTGCCGGTGTTGAGGGTCGGCGTCAGGACGTTGGCGTCCAGACCGACGGCCGACAGCATGTCGCGCATATCGCGGGCGTCGAAGGAAATGCCGAGTTCTTCCAGCGCTTGGTAATCTTCGACCTGATCGGCGGCCATGACGAACGGTCCCTGCGTCAGGAGCGTTGCAGCCGCCAGGTGCATTCGGAGTTGAGTAACGGTAGCCATGCGGGCGCGCTCCTTACGAGGTCACAGAGGAATTGAAGGAAATGACCCCGAGGCCGGCGGCGGCGCTTTCGAACCGCTCGACACGACCGCCCGGGAGGCGGGTCGACGCGGCGGGGGCGGCGGCGCCCGGTGCCGTGGTCGTGAGGATGCCGGTCGCGTTGGTCCAGTAGACCCAATCACCGACAGCGGCAGCCGCCGGGAGCGCGACGATCAGGCCGGCACACTCCTGGATAAGCTCGACGACGGTCTGGTCGGGCAGCGTCATGGACGGCGCGAGCGTTCCGCCCGCCGAGGTACCGGCGAGGACGTAGTTCTTGGGGTTGGCCAGGATGCCTGCAAAAACGCCGGTACCGCCCGCCGCCACCGTGATCGGCTTGGGGTCCGCGCCGGTTTCGAACGATGCGGTGCCGTCGTCGGCAATGGTGAAGGCGCGACCGACCACGTTGTTGGCGGCGTCGGCGCTGTCGAGCTTGGCCGGCTGCGCGCGCATGGGGCCGTCGAGATAGATTTCGCCGACGACGCCGAAAGCGATGTTCGCGGCTACAGAAGACTGGAAAGACATGGGCGCGGCCTCACTTCTTCGTTGCGTATGCAGCGATGGACGTGCGCAGCGGCGATGCCGCCTTGGCGTGGTCCATGGCCGCGGCCTGGGGGGTCTGGCGGGATTGCAGGGCCGCGTCGAGCGCGACGGCTTCCTGTCCGGCCGGAACGTTCTTGAGGCCGAGCTTTTCGACGCCATATTTCTGGACGTCGGCGAGCGTCATACGACTGTGATCGAACACGCCGACATGCCGCGCGATCTGGCCGGCGAGTTCAGTCTTGCGGGCGGTCGTGGCCACAATGGCCGCTTCGTCCATGGCGGGCTTTGACGCCAGCGCGTCGACCTTGGCGGAAAGCGCCTTGATAGCCGCATCCATGGCCTTGGCTTCCTCGGACTTGTCCGCGTCGGCGGCCGGCGGCGTGTCTGCCGGGGGTGGCGGGGTGTCGGCATCGGCAACCGGCGGCGTATCGGCCGGGGGCGGCGGGGTGTCGGCGTCCGTTACCGGGGGCTTTTCGCCGGCTTCTCCAGCTTCAAGCTTGGCGATACGAGCCGCCAAATCCGCCAGCATTTTCTTGAGTTCTTCATCCACGGGCGAAATCTCCTTTGCGTCCGCCGTAAAAACCATGTGGTCCAAAACGCGCACGTCCGGCCCCATTCGTCCCTCGTCTACAAGTGCGAGATGGTTTCCCCGGATCTGGCGTTGCACAACGTCGTAAGGCTGGCCGTTCCAAAATCCCGGAGTGAAATCATAAACGCACCTGTAGCCACAGGATAGCTCAGTTTTACCCTTTTTCAGCGCATCGGCAAGAGCCTTTCCGTAAATCTTGATGTTGGCAAGCATCATGCCGCGCTCAACCCGGATATTCTCGCCGATCACGCCGGCCGGCGGGCGGTCGTCCGTGTCGGTGAAACCCTCGCCAAGCATCTCGTGATCGTCGATGATGGGCAGCAACCGGAAAGACGCGATCGTGTCGGGCCGGCTCAATTCCTCGGCCGGGCGATAGACACGAAAGATCCGGTCGCGCTCGGGCGAATTGACCTGGACGCCACTGTAGAGGAAAATCCCCTCTTTGCTGATCGGGTTATCGGCGATCTCAAACCAGCCGTTGAGGTCGTACGTGCGGGCGCTGGCGCGGTCCATGGCGGGCGTGGTCACTCTGCGGTCTCCACCTTGAAGTCCATCACCGGCACCATGCGGCACCGGCAGTTGATCAACTGGCCGGGAAAACCCCGTTCGCCCGTCCGCTCGTCGATCACCGGCGGGTCGTCCATGGAATAGACGTTACCGTTAAGTGTGTTCTTGTGCAACGGGCGCGGTTCCTTTCCGCCCCCGGAATGCAGCCATTTGAACTTGCGCACCCCAAGGCCCTGCATTCGGGCGCGGTTGATCGCGGCGGTTGCCTTGCTCGTCTGGTCGCGGGCGATCAGCGCGGCGCGCTTTTTGGTAAGCCCATATCGCTTTTCAAGGGCCGGCTGCAGGTCGGCCATGCCCCGGCCCGACTGGATAGACCGCATGACCTCGCCCTCAACCTCCAGGAAATATTCGCGGGGAATGGACTTGATCAGCGCCACATTCTGCTTGATCGACGACTTGACCACGTCGGCGACCGCGCCGCCCACCACGTCGGTCCGCAGCGTGACCCCGCCCGACGCTTTCTTGAGGCTACCTTGAAGACCGACCGCAGACTGCCGGCTAATGCCATGCGCCCAAGCCTCGGCCAGGCCGCCGGCTTTACCGACGAACAGCGCCGTAAACCGCTTGGTCAGTTCCTTGACCAGCCGTGCCGCCATGCTGGCGAATGACGCATCCATGGCGAGCCCCGCCTCACGTGCCGTCGTCGATCGGTAGAGCTTGCGAAGGGCGCGCTCGGTCGCCGTGTTCATGCGCTCGACCAGCTTGCGCAACTCAACGCTTAGTTTGGCTTCCACGATATCGGGCGGGTTGAGGGGCGTCCCTTCGAACGTGCCGGCGCCGCGTTGTGCGGCCCAAAGCTCACGCGTCGGGGACAGGCGGGCTTTGCGTTTCGGTGCCATTCAAAAGGCCCTCCAGATCGTCGGGGTCGTTGGGGTCCGGTATCGTGGGGGCTTCCAACTCGGCCAGATCCGTGTAACCGCTGTTGTTGTCCTCACGCAACCGCCCGCGCACGTCGAAAGCGTCGATCGCACCGGTACTGACCAGCACCGCGTCGGTGTCCGCGTTGATCTTGTTGATCTCGGCGTATTCCTTGGCGCTCGGGCTGTCCACGGGGTTCCAATCGACCTCAACTCGCACGGCGCCCGGGACCAGCTTAAGCGCCGGTTCCACTTCCGATCGCATGACAAGCAGGTGATGCCGGTTGACGAAGTCGGTCAGGTCGTTCGCCTGGATCGTCTCCAGTTCCTCGTGATAGCTCTTGGCGTCATATTCGCCCGTCGCGTTGAACCCCTTGGGGCTCGTGCCGAATAGCTTGGTCACGGGGACGCCGGCCGCGCTGGCTACGATCTGGTATTGCGACATGATGACGGCATCGAGATCGGCCAGGCTCGTGTCGAACTGCACCATTTCGTCTTCGCTGTCGATCAGCTTGGTTCCGTAGTTGTCCCGCATATATGCGAAGTAATTCATATACTCCGCCATTTTCTCGGGCTGCTGAAACGCGTTGGCCAGGTCGGTCTTTTGAATGTTGGTCCGCTTGGTCATGGCGAGTTGTGGCGCTTCATTCGCCGTGCGCTCGGCCGCATAGACCCGCTCATAGATGCGCTGCGGGACGCTCACGCCACCATAGGAATACATGGGCTTGAGAATGTCCGGCAATTCGCCCGTGCGGAAGATGACAAGGTGCGTGCGGTGGATCTTCACGCCGCGCACAATCCACCACTCGGGTTCGTAGAAGTGGATCGACATGGGATCGCTGGCGGCATCGCCCGACAAGAGCGGGATGCACCAGTATGGGTCGACCTGAACGATGCCCCCATAGCTGCCGGGCGTGACGCCGTCGGGATTGAAGGGCAGTTCGTAATATTTCGGGTCTTCGCTCGTGACCTTGAAGAACGCAACGCGGATCCCGAACAGCCGACCCATGCGCACGAACTCGGTCAGGTTCTTGAACAGCTTGTGACGGCGATCGGCGCGCTTAAGTCGCTCGGCAATGTCCTCTTGCTTCGCGGGGTCGAGGATAGTCTCGTCGCTGTCGCCGTAAGCCATGATCTCGAAACCGTGGCGAACCGCGTCACGGCCCGGCATGGTGCAAGCCTTGTCCACAAGCCAGTGTTGCGCGATCATGGCGCACGTCTGGTAGCCGATGAACCGCTGCGATGCATACCAGCCGAGCAGGGCAGCCGGCACCTCAACGATGGCCTGTTTGAACTGCGGCGGAACACCTGTGCTGTCGTCCATGGCGACGCCCGCCGTAACGGCCGAGGTGCGCGCCGCGTCCATGGCGGTAGCGTGCTGTGCTGCGATTATGTCGCGGTTGAACGCGCCGAGCGCGACGGTGTTGGACGGCACCCGCGGAATATCGGTCGAAAAGATCCCCCGAGGCGTGGTGTCCTCGGGGGCTTCAGTTGCCGACGCGGGAGATGGGGAGGGGCGTCGGTTGCGGGAGAATGGCCAGATGCTCATAGCGTCACTATGCTATGAGCCGTTGCGGGCGTCAACTGCAAGTCACCGCACCGGGTCGTTGAGTTCAGCGACCTTAGCGCCCCATACGAAACAGTCGCGCCACTGCGTTTGCTGAACGCCCGCCACGGACACCGAAAGCCGTTCAGGTTCTTCCTCGTCGGTCATATCTTGCCAACCATTGACGTTGTCGTTCACTTGCACGATTTCCCAATTGGTGGCTGGCGTGAGCTCGTCGCCTTCGACCGTACCGTCTGCGGCGATCTGCCATTTGGCCCAATAGTAGCCGGGGGTTTGGGGCATTTCTCTAGCCATACCGCACGATCCTCTTGCAGCCCTCAACCCCCTTGGCCTGCGCGCGGTTGGTCAGGCTGACCGGTGATTGCGGGGGAGACGGCTGCACGCCGTTCACGACGTTATCGATCGCCTCCCGTTCGTCCCGCTGCGCCGTCACCAGCGCGGCCGACAGGATGGCGATGTTCTCGGCGTGGGCCTGCCGGATCCGCGTCACCCGTTCGATGACCGCCCGGGCGGCTTCCTCGGTCGGAAACTCGCCGACGCACTGGTCTGCCCGAACATGGGTGTTCCCGCCCGCGTCGTCGGTGCCGTAGTAGTGCGTCGGGAAGCCGGTAACGCGGTGACGGTTGGCGGTGGTCACGCGGACCACGTCGAACCCGCCGACATGCCACTTGCGGCGGAGCGTGTAGAACAGGGCGGGTTTAGCCATGGATTTCGGCCTCCTCGCCTGTCGCGGGGACGTCGAGTGCCCGGCCCCAACCGCAGTTTTCGACCTGCATCTCGGCGGCGATTTTCTCATCCAGGCCGTCGTCGGCGATCAGTTCCATCAGCGCCAGCGACGTGGCATCGCGGGCCCGGCGCACGTCGGCCAGTTCGGATTGCCGCGCTTCGATCTCCTGCAGCAGGACGGTTTCCCGGTTGGTGTAGCTCGCCGAGGCGCGCTCCAGGTTGCGGCGAAGCTGGACCGAGGCCGGCATCGGCTCGGGGGCCGGGAGTGCGGCGATATCGTCAGCCACGTCGCGGTAAATGTCCGCATGGGTGATGACCGGCGGGCGCCCGACGAACCTCAAGTTATCCAGTATCTTGCTCATTTTCTCAGTCCTTCCATGTATGTGAGTGTGATTGTTGTTGCTGTCTCGACGGGTACGCCGTCCCTGCAGAACGCCAAAACCATGGCGCGCACGTCGGTATTCATCACCTCGACGTCCACCCCGAGGGCCGGGCGCCAATCGTTCCACAAGAACCGCCAAAGCTCGCGGTACTCGGCGACGCGGGCGGGGTCCTGCCGTTGGGCCGCGTCGAACAGCGCGGCGAGGGGGCTATCGGCGTTCACAGGCCGAGGGTGGCTTGGTGAACCATAGACGCGTCAAACGGCCTATGTTCCCGCCATACCCGAAAGCATACCCGACCCGCAAAAACGTAAACATCAATATCGATGTTAAACCCGTTGAACCACCCATTCGTTTTTATCATCTCGCCAACTCCTGTTGCTACACCCAACCCATACCGCTATTTGACGGCGTCGTCAACTCCCTACTTAATCGCATCCAAGAACGACCCCCGGCGCGGTGCAAAGCGGATCATGATGCTGTCGGCATAGTTGGGGGACTTGGTCCCGGGCGGCGTCTTGACCACGGCGATCTTGCCGGCGGTCGTCTGTTCGTATGTGGGTTGCGACAGTTCCATGATGACCGACGACAGCGCCGGCATGGCCCCGTTCAAGCAAATCAGATCGTCGACGTCATAATTTCCAAGCGCGCCAGCCTGGACGGCGCGGAACGTCCGTTGGAACCGAACGCGCAATTCCCACCAGCCTTGCGCCTTGGCGTTCAGGAAATAATCGCCGTTCTTGCGGGCTTTCTTCCGGTCCTCGGCACTGAGCGGGATGGCCGTCGGGATCGGATCATCCGGCTTATGGACCGCGCCGGACCCCCGGAACGGCTCGACCTTGATCAAGCGCACCTTGGCGGCCTTGCGTTGGTCGTTGATCACCCGCGCGTCGCCCCGCACGCCCGCGCCGAGGCCGTCCGCATCATAGTGGAATTCGTCGAGCCCGAGCTCGTCGCATATTTCGAACGACTTTTGGACGGTGCCAAATATGTCATCCCCCTTACCGCTCCAGGCTTTGACGTCCTCGACGCGCACTCCCTGCGACGAACAGAACGCGTTCATGTCAATCCCCTCGTCTGCCACGTCGAGCGCGCCGGCCCACGCGCCGCGGAACGTGACGCCAAGCTTTCGGTCGCAGTCGATAGCCGCTTGCACCCATGCCGATGGAATGAGGATGCCCGAGGCGCTGGCGGTATAGGATAGATCGATTTCCTGCGCGATCGTCACGGGGTCGAGCTTGCCGACCTGGTCCGCATACCAAGCGTCATCCTTGCGCGGATCATCGCGCCAGTGAAACGTGAAGATATCGGCCGGGTCGGTCTTGGCGTTGAACCGACGTTGGGCAAACGGGTTAGCCATGCCTCGAGGCGTCGAAACGTCGATGCGACAATTTGTCGTCTGCGATAGGGCCGCCTCGACCAGATCGGGGCGCTTGATGCTGGCCGCCTCGTCGACGAAGTAGACCGCCGCACGCCCGCCGCGCCCGATGTTGTCGCCGGCGTCGCCCTTGATCACGGACCCGGTGGATGGGATCGTGACGCGCATGTGGCTACTGTCCCGGGGCCGCCAGCCGCCGGAAATCTCGGGCGGCAGGTTCTCAAGGAAGAACCGCAATTTCCAAAACAGGCTGTCGGGGTCGCCGATCAGGTCAACGCTGTCCTCGTCGCGCGAGCCGAAACCGATCGCAAGCGCCTCATGCGTCACGCCGAGGGCACCGGCCGTGGCAACGCATAGCCAGGACACGCCCATGTCTCGGGATTTTTCCGCCAGCCGGCGCTTGCGGCCCTTCCAGCCCTCAACGACCCACCGCACGAACTCCCGCTGCTTTGGGAATAGCCGGAACGGAACGCGCGTGGGCAAGCCGATATCCGCGTTGCGCGGGTCGAAGGTCATGCCCCAATCGTCTATGAGGTCTTCCGGGTGGTCGCGATACCACGCCCGCACGCCCGGCAGAAGCTCCGGTTGCTTGCGTAGACGCTCCAGCATCGTGAGGCGCCGTTGATACTCGGCGACATAGTCGGGATGGCGCCAATTGAAGGTCATGAGTTACGGGGTGGTATTGGTCTGGATTGCCTGCAGCGCCGTGATCATGAGGGCGTTCTGCGCGTGCAGGGCCTTGAGGATGGAAATAACCGTCCCGGCGCCGGTCCCCGTCCACGCGGGGTCAACAGTCGTCCCAAAATCCGCGTTCAGTTCGTTCAGGATCGTGGTCATGAGCAGCAACGTGTCTTCCGTCGCGCCGCCGCCCGCAATGCCGGGGCCATCGGGATTGACCGCCGCGACGATCATCACGTCGCGCGGCTGGTCGTTGTTGGTTGCGGTCAAGGTCGCGGCGATGTTTGTCATGGGCAAACGATACCACGCCGTGGCTAGCCGTCAATACCGTTCGCGGTATGGGATTGCGCCGACCTCAACAAGTGCGGCAATCGCATGGCCCGCAAACGCAGTGTGGTCAATCTGGTCCATGGGCCGGTATCGGTTTGGATCGGGACTAGCCCCCGCCGCCTGCATCTGCTCCCCGACAGCCAAGCGCGTACACTTGCGCGGAATAAACGTCAACAATCGGTAAAGGCCGCCTTGCATGGTCATCATGCCCCCTCAAATATGAAGTCGGCCAGCCGCCGCAGTTCGTCCGGTTCGATCCGTCGGACGGGCCGCCGCTCGCCCATGAACAGCAATAGCAGGTCTTCGACGTAGGACGAAGCGTTGGCCGCCCACTCTTGCAGTTCGTCGATGCGCGCGGCGGGATCGTCCTTGATCGCCAGTTCGGCGATCGTCACGCCCTGGGCAACTACGAGCTCGCGCAGTGCGTCGCGCTCGGCCCGTAGAGCGATGTTGTCATCAACCGTGGCGCGCACAACGCTCTCATGGCCTACTATACGTTCGTCTGTCATCTCGCCAACTACCTCCAGCAGCCCCTCGCTGATCGCGCCTTTGCCGTCAACCTCGACCATTCGCGGCTGCGGATGCCCGGTCACAACGCCTATGACCGGGCTATTTTTCTGGTATTTGCCGGCCCATCGGACCTGTGCGCCGAGGGGGATCACTTGACCCTCCCGAGCAGCCGCCGCGCATCGCCGATGATGGAACCGGGCGGATCGTTGAGAGGATCGCGGGGGCCGAGCTTGCGCTCGCGACGCATGGCGCCCTCCAGCGCGTCGAGGGTCTTGCCGAGCATTTCGCGCAAGGCGGCGTTTTCCGCCAGCAGTTCGTCGAATTCATCCATGGTCGCCAACCTCCAAAAATATCGGGGAAAACCGCAATCCTATCGGCAAAACCCCGAATGTTATCGTAATTTCTGGCCCCCGCTGTCCCTTAATCGGCTTACTACACTGCGGGCGTTACCGCCGATCTGGCGCGCTATTGGTGACCTTACTTCTATTTGACGGAACCGTCAACCCCCGCCCGTCACCATACGCGTATATGCCTCGGCGGCCTTCTGCGGGTCGTCCGTCTCCAAGCGCATGGACGCGACCTTGCCGGTCAGGTCGACGCGCATCTTATCGTCAAAGGCCCCGAGAATTCGGCCGATCTGTTCCAAGGCCTTGTCCTTGTCGGCCATGAGGATCTTGATCCCATCCTTGGTCTGTTGCGCGCCCCTGTAGAGCAGGCGCGCGCCTTTCGATAGCTTTTCACTGTCCCGCGGCACGACGCGCTCCACGCCCTCGCCGCCGCACTCGGGGCAGTCGGCATTCGGCGCCAGGTAGTGCTTGTAGCCGAACCCGCCGGCGATATCGGGCGGCGGCCCCTCGGGTTTGCGGTCCCACTTTGCCAGCGCCTCGAGATATTCCCGTTCGCGCCATTGGAACAGGTGGCCGTCGCCGTAGCAGTGCCGGCACGCGCCGACCTTCACGCCAATCAATTCGTTGGGGTCCGCCGAGGCGATCTCCAGGTAGGTTTCGAACAGCTTGCGCACGTCGAAGGTCACAGCGGCACCAGCGGCAGCCGCCCGCTGATTTTTGTACTCGGCGATCCTTCGGGCGACATGGGGGATATTCGCCACCCGGAAAGCCTCGGTATGGATCGCCCTTTCCGTCATATTTTCATGCGTATAGGCGGCCCGGTACGCATCAGATTGCGAAAGACCCTCCAAACCGTTCGCCTGGGCGAATTTCTCTTGCTTTTCCGTTAGCTTGGCCATGCCCGATATAGCCACACGAGCGCCCCGAGCGTCAAGCGTCCTGTCGCACCCCGAACTTACCCCGAACTTACCCCGTATATAGGGGGTAAAACTTTAATAGATATATCAACTACTTACTACTACTTACCCCTTATACCCCTAATAAAACATATAATCATCGCACATGCACGCACACTTGAACCTGTCGACGTGTCAAGGTATGCCCCGTATACGTATTGCCTCACGTATATTAAACCAACTTCCGCTTTCTTCGGGGTATCGGGGTAAAATTGCTATTATCTATTATACAACAACAACTTAACCATACCCCATATATCGGGGTATGATGGGGGTACCATTGGGGTAATTGACGCCTGACGTGCAGACGTGTAAACGTGTCGGCTCATTTATGAGGGGATTATATGGAATACGCTGTTTTTCGATTGAAGGAGTGGGAACCCCCGCACCGAACGACCTTGACCTATGGCCGCGACGATACGGACGCCGCGGTCGGCTTCATATCCATGCAGTGCAATTCGACGGTCATCGAGCGATGCGCCACAATCAAGGTCGCGTCGGCGTCGATGGCTTTAAGGAACGCGGTCAACCGCGAAATCTCGACAATGATCGCGGTCGCGGTGCGTCGACAGGCGCCGCACGAACTGGTCGCACTTCTCAACGACCTGCGGGATGCCGACCCGCCGAGCGCGTCCGATCTGGTCGAAGTGCATCGTTCGGCCCTTGGGTTTTTGAAGACCTACGGGATTGACCTCGGCCGGTCGTGGTCTGATGATGCGCGCATCAATACGAGGCTCGGCCGGCGACTGCAGAAATACCTCGTCGAATTGAAAAAGTGAGATCCCGCATGTTGGCACTACCGTTGGCACCCATGGCCGCATGGCCGCAGTTCGTTGCATGGAGTATCGAAGACGGGCGAAAACTTCCCTATAGCGCAATAACCGGCCGGCTCGCCTCAACCACCAACCCCGCGGACTGGTCGACCTATGAGATCGCCCGGGCCTATGCGGACAGCGCGGGCATGGCGGGGGTGGGCTTCGTCTTCACGGCGGCGGATCCGTTCTTTTTCCTCGACGTCGACAAGGCGCTATCGAACGGCCAATGGTCACAGGTCGCGCAGGAGATTTGCGCGCTCATGGCGGGCGCGGCGGTCGAGGTGTCCCAATCGGGCGCCGGGCTGCATATATTCGGCCGGTACTCGGTGCAGCCGATCCACCGCAACAAGAACACGGCGCTCGGCCTGGAGCTCTACACCCAAGAGCGATTTGTCGCGCTGACGGGTACCGGCGCAATGGGCGACGCTGGCGCGCTCATGGATGGCCCCCTGGTCGCCGCTGTCGCTAAATGGTTCGCACCCGTGACCTCGGATCGGTCCGACACCTGGACGACCGAGGCGGTGCCGGAATGGTCGGGCCCTGAGGACGATGACGAGTTGTTGGCGATTGCGATGCGATCGACACCCGGCCGCCAGGTTACGGCGGCAAGCGCATTCGGCGCCGAGCCGACCACGACAGACGACGGACCGACCTTTGCGCAGCTATGGGCCGCCGACGCAGACGCTCTTGCCCGCAAGTGGCCAGGCAACTCTGGCGCTTATGACGCGTCGAGCGCCGACCAATCGCTGGCCAACATGCTGGCGTTCTGGACCGGCAAGAACTGCGAACGCATCGACCGCATGATGCGCCGATCGGCGCTTGCCCGGGTCAAGTGGGACGATCGGCCCGACTACCTGGAGACGACCATTCTCAAGGCCACGGCGTTCGTGCGCGGGGTCTACTCGGGCGGCAAGCGGTCTGCCTCGGAAGACCCACCACTCGTCGAGGCGGCGCCGGAAGAGGGCCGGTATCACGCGCGCGACTATCTGAGCGTCGTTAGCGGTTTCCAGATCATGCAACAGGTGTTCGACGGCTACGTGTTCGTCCACGGGGTCGACAAGGTGCTGACCCGCGACGGAAAGCTGTTGGGGCGCGCCGGGTTTGATCAGGACCACAATGGCCCGCGCTACAGCCCGTTTCTGGACGGCAAGAAAGTCGTATCCTCCGCGTGGGACGCCCTGCGCGACAGTGAGCACTTCCGGTTGCCAAGCGTGGACGGCATGTGTTTCAGGCCCGAGCGCGACGAGCGCATCGTCGAGGACGGCCGGCGCCGCATGGTCAACATGTATCGCAAGCCGCGGCTGGCACTCGTCGAGGGCGACCCGTCCAAGATGCTTGACCACATGCGGCGAATGCTGCCGGTTGGGGACGATCTGGAATTGCTCCTGTCCTACTTCGCGTTCTGTGCGCAAAACCCGGGCGTCAAGGTGCAATGGTGGCCGGTGCTCGTCGGCGCCAAGGGTGCGATCAAATCCACCTGGACGGAAATTATGATGCGGGCCCTCGGATCCGAATATGTCCACGTGGTCAACTCCACGCAATTGGTCGAAGGGACGAGCCATTTCAACGGCTGGATTGAAAACAAGCTGTTCCTGGGCATCGACGATATCCACGGCAGCCACCGGCGGGAATTCCTTGACGGCTTCAAACCAACCGTGACGAACAAGAGCATTCCCATTGAAGGCAAGGGGCGCGAGCAGGTGACCGGCGACAACCGAGCGAACGGGTTGTTTACGGCCAACGACACGGCGGGTGTGCCGATCAGCGGCGACGAACGCCGGTATGCGCCGTTTTTCTATGCATATATGAGCGTCGCAGAGTTGCGGTCCGACGGAATGGACGACCGATATTTTGGCGATATCTATGCGTGGCTGACCGGCACCGGGGCCTATGCGGCGCTCGGTTGGGACTACGGGTTCAACGTCATGGCGCATTACCTGCACACCCGGCCGATCGCGTCGGTGTTCAACGATGTGGCGGCGCCCGAGACAAGCGCCACGTTGCGGGCGATTGCAGCCGGCTTGGGCAAAGGGGAACAGGAGGTTATCGAAGCCATAGAGGAAGGAATGCCCGGCTTTTGCGGCGGGTGGGTTTCGTCGATCAAGCTGGACCACCTGCTAGACAAGGCGCGGATCAACATAGCGCGCAACCGTCGGCGGGACATGATGCGATCACTCGGCTACGACTGGCACCCGGCCTTGATCAATGGGAGGGTTAACAATGTGGTGCAGCCCGACAACAGCAAGCCGCGGCTGTATTGCAAGACGGGGTCGATCGCCTGGAATAATCTCACGGATCCGGTGCAGGTGGCTGCAGCCTACAGCGCCGCGCAATCGATCGGGGGTGGCGAGCGGACCGCGGCGGCGTTCGCCAGTTGACGGCGTCGTCAAATAGAATATAATAGGCCGTCAACGCAAAGGAGCGGGCACCCATGAACCGATTTATTCAATTCACCGAAACAGACCACATCATTGGTAGGCGCTCGCAGCAATATGTCATGCAATACCTGCCAAGCGAGATGCTGGAATGCTTCTCGCCGCACGAACTCCTTTGGCTGTCACGAGGCAAGATCGTCGAGCGCGGAGCGACGCAGATCGTAGACCTCCGGGCGTGGTTCGAAAGGACCAAGGGAGCTGCACGTGTTTGAGCGGATCGACTTCAAAACCGGCACGTTTTACCTGGGCGATTGTTTCGAGGTGCTGGCCGCGTTGCCCGCTGGCAATGTCGACATGATCTTGAATGATCCGCCCTATGGTACGACGCAGAACAAGTGGGATAGCGTGCTACCACTGCCGGACATGTGGGCGGCGTATTGGCGGGTACTCAAGGCGAACGGCCCCGCTGTGATGACTGCGGCGCAACCATTCACCTCGGCGCTGGTAATGTCACAGGTTGAGCGGTTCAAATACGGGTGCACGTGGGATAAGAAAAACCCAACGGGGTTTTTGAATGCTAAAAAACAGCCTCTCCGCGTGACTGAAGACGTTTGTGTTTTTGCAGCAGCGCAAACCACATACAATCCTTTGATGGAAGTTAGGGGGAAGCCACGTAAAAAAGGCGGGTATAATAAACCCGGGGGGTCTGAAAATTATGGGTCTTTTGAAGACGTTCAGTCTTTTTCAAATGAATATTATCCGACAAATTTGATATCCATTTCAAATGCCGACCGTTTGGGTAAATTCCACCCCACCCAAAAGCCCGTCGCGCTGTTCGAATATCTGATCCGCACCTACACCAATCCCGGCGAGCTAGTGCTTGACCCAACCGCCGGCAGCGGCACCACGGCGGTAGCCGCCATCAACTCGGGCCGCAGGTGGATCTGCGTCGAGCGCGATCCTGAATATTTCTTCAAGGCTTGCGCTCGGGTCTATGATGCCGAGCAAGGTTGACAGACCACCCCGCCCGTGCCATCTTGCGTGGGCACTGTCGCATGTCCTTC